TGACGCTTGTTTTGAGATGGCGAAGAAATGGGATTGCGAATGTTGGGTGACTGAAAACATCATCCATTTCGGGCGTTGTGAGTCCGGTGACGCGGTGGATTTCGAGATCGGGAAAAACGTGCAGGAAATGTCACAGTCAGAATCCCAGTCCACCTATGCCACCCGTATCTACGCTTTTGGTTCCACCCGTAACATACCGGCAGACTACCGCCCCATTGACGAGACCGTGGTTGTGAACGGCGTGGTGCAGCGCAGGCTGATGCTTCCCGAAGGCACTCCTTACATTGACGCTTATCCTGATATGACTACCGAGGAAGCCGTCGAGCAGGTGGTTATCTTCGATGAAGTCTATCCCCGAAGAACGGGCATCATGTCGGATGTCACCACTATCGAAGTGACGGACAAGGTGGAGAATGAGGACGGTACAACCACCGAGGAAAAATGGAATGCCTACCGCTTTAGGGACACGGGTGTTAACTTTTCCGAGAAATATATCCTCCCCGGTCAGGAGCTGAGGATACGTTTCGCGTCCGGGCTTCTCAACGGTTTGGAGTTCGCCGTGAAGTTCAATCCTGAGGGAAAGCCGGAGAAATTGGAGGATGGCGGATGGAACCCTGAGGCACAGCTTTGGGAGATAGTCAGGAATGAGGACTATGGCAGACCGCTTCCCGGTGATGTACTCTTTCCCCAGGATGGAGATGAATATGTGCTTTCCGGCTGGGACAGCACGAAAATAACCGAACTTGGGCTTGTGGATGCCGCCGAGCAGGAGCTGAAGGAAAAGACTGAAAAGTACGCTGCCAAATCCAAGATAGACCCGAGTACCTATGGCTGCACGATGATGTCAAATGACGCATACCGTGAGGATGGCGTTCATAATTTCTATAGCATCGGTCAAAAGGTCAACCTTATCAACAAGGCTTATTTCGAGAACGGAAGACAGTCAAGGGTTATCGGATTTGAATTCAATCTTGATTTAGCTTATGATTCCCCTATATATACTGTCGGGGAAACCGCCGCCTATTCTCGTATCGGGGAGCTGGAGGAAAAGGTTGAGAGCCTTACCCTAAAGGGACAGACCTATACGGGCGATGGTGACAGCGGTGTGTATGTGATAAGAAGGAATGACTCTACACCGGCCACGGATAGTAACGTGTATTCCGCATTGCGCTCCTTAGTAATGTTCCTTCGTAAGGATCAAGCGGACGGAACAAATTTCTTATTGAAGTTCGGCAAGTTCATCGACTCCATGATTGCCGGTAAAGGTGCCGGTATCTATCCTGACGGGCGCGGTCAGTTCGAGCGTCTTGAGGTACGCGGCTCCGCAGTGTTCAAGGAAATCATCTATAACCGTCTGAACGCACAGGAAGGCGACACCTCATATTCCGAGAACGGAGTCATTGAGTCCGTGGCTTTAGAGAGCGACGGAACTTATACCCTGAAATTGCGCAAGCGCTGGGAGAATGACTTCACCGCATTCCAGGAGGGTGATATAGTGTACGGGATTGTAAACAACCTCTTTTCAACGGGGGAGTATTACGCCTCGTGGATGCGCGTGCTGTCCAAGAATGTCCCGGCCAACTCCATCTCGGTGTTGTCATACCCGGACAGTGAGGTGCCGGGCGGTAAAAACTATCCTCCCACAGAGTTGACGATCATTACCAGAAGAGGAAACGCCTTCAATGAGGACAGGCAAAGCTACTGGTATTTGTCCGCCACCACGGATAAATGTCTTGTCTGGCTGGAAGGAGTAACGAAGCCTGTCTTGGAACAGAACAACTATTACATGATATTGGGGCGTTTGCCCAATTTGGATTTGTTTGACAATCTCCCCGTCAACTATAAGCACTCGTACATATTCGCCCGTGCCGGCATCTTCGGTGAACTTTACCGGGTGGACTGGCAGGGACTGCCCGTACAGGAACTGGTGGACCGTGGCTTTTGGTCGGCCGAAGTCGCGTCCTCTGACAATCCTTACACCAATACGCAGGAGCGGGCGGACACGGTTTGGCACTACGGCTGCAAATGGAAGTGCCTGATGACGGGAACAGCCGACGAACCGCAATATGCGGCGGCCGGATGGGCGATGCTGGAAGGGAACCCGGAATTTACGATAGAGATCGGCAGCACAAAGGGGTGGTATTTTGATATCGAGACTTTTTCCACAACGTTATATATTACCGGCAAGCTGTACAACCGTGACGTGACAGATCATATACTTGACGCTGATGTGAGCTGGACGCGTGATACCGGGAATGTATCAGAAGATAACGCATGGGCGGTGAAGCGTGCCGGCGCCGGGAAAAATCTTCCTCTGACGATAGATGATCTCGGACCGAATTATACCAACATGCGGGTGTGTACGTTTAAAGCACAGGCGTTATTGCGTGACGGGCAGCAGTTTGAAGTGGCGGAGAATTTTGTAACATTTTAAAATGGTTTTATACAATGGCAACAAAGCAACGAAAAATAGAAATCAACTACCGGCTGTTACAAACCAGTTGTAACATCGAGGTGGTGGGCAGCGTGCCGGACATGCAGGTCTACCAGGCTGACAAAGCTGAATACACTCCGGACTATACGCTGACACCGCTGGTCCTGTTTCCGCGGTGCAACGCCACCGATCCGGAAGCGGTGACTAAAATCGGGGCGGTCAACTCCAGGCTGACCAACATGAAGTGGTACGAGCGCATCGGAACCACACGCACACTTATCACATCGACAAACACAGGCTACAGCATTACGGAGTCCGGTGACAGCAAGGGACAGATCACAATGAAAAAAAATGTCACCGTCCTAAAACCCGTCACGCTGGAGTTTTACGCGGAATATGCCGACACACGTACCGGACAGCTGTTTACTTTTCAGATGAGCTGTCTTGTCCGCGCGGTTGACGGTACGGATGCGATCCCCGTATTGACGATAGACAGCCCGTCCACGCTGGACTGGAACCCGGTGCGTGACATCACCGCACAGACCATCACGGCTAAACTGATGGTAGGCGACACGGACGTGACGGCTACGGGCAAATGCAAGTTCTTCTGGTACCGTCTGTTGTCTACGGGAGCGCTGGAGGCGATAACCACAGGAGCGGGTGACAACGACTGGGAGTTTGTATCACTGAACAAGAATGTATATAAGATTGACCGCAATTATATAGGTGATGACATCACGATTGTCTGCAAGGCCACCTATGCGGCTTCCGGGACTCCGGCATCAACCCCGGGCACATCGGACCCGGCAGTCTCTACGGTGATACGCCGCAGGATTCCGAAGATTGAAGCCGACTGGGAGGGCGTACCTACGGGTGTTCCGGATGGGACTTACGCCATCTTTCCCAGACCCGTCATTCGGGATACCATGGGGGTTATCCCGAATCCATCCGCCATGTTTAACTGCCACTGGTACGTCAAGAAGAGCGGAGATGCCGGATATGCCAAGGTTGCCGACGGATACTCTCCCAGGATACCTTTCAGCAACGGCATGATGTTAAAGCTGGAGGTGGAGGACAGAGGCCCTTACGTGGCGCTGACACAAGGCGGCAAAGTGCTCACACAGGGGGGCAAGGCGGTAGTAGTAAGAAAATTTGGATAACATTAAAAACAATAGAATTATGGCATTTTACATTAAAGTAACGAAGGAGGTTGCCGACCGGTTGCATCTGACCGATATCCGCAACAGGACAGCGGATGGCAATGTATTATTGTGGCAGGCGGACGTGGCACGTTTCCCCGGCGACACGGTATTTGACAGGGCCAAGGAAGCGGGCGGCGTCTGCCTGACCCCGCAGGCGGCGAAAGAAGAGATAGACGGTACGGACCATCCCGTCGAAGTATTCACACCTGCCTCTTGGGGGGAGGACAACACCGAAAGCTCCGAAGGCACGGATAGTACGGAAACGACCGGGGAAGGAGGAGCGTCATGAGTTTGGCCAGCGCGACCGGACAGGTCATATTTTCGCAAAAGGGCGGCGTATACATGCCTGCCATCCAGTGTAACCAGGGAGATCTGTATCAGGAGTATATGGGCGAAGCGTCCGCGCCGACGAACATCGCACCGGATTTCGCTTCGCTCAAGCCCGTCTTGTCCTTCATTCTCACCTCTTCGCGGGTGGCGGAAGGGCTGGTGGTTCCTTCCTCCATGAAATGGTATTTCAATGATGTCGAGATCAAGTTCTCGGGCAATGTCTCCACCAACACGTTTGGCGGTGAGACGGGACATTTCAAGTTTATCCCTTACCAGCCCGGTACGACGGATTACTACGGATTGCAGATCGTCAAGAATCTGGTCAAGGCGAGCGGAGCGGCCTCTTGTACCATCAAGGGTGAAGCCACCGTGACCGTTGGGAATACCAGCGACACCGTCCAGTTCGTCTATAGCATCCCCATTACCAAGGGGGTCGGAAACCAAAAGCATGTGACGATCATTGCCGGTGACAACAAGTATTTTACCCTTCGGGACAAAGGGCAGAGCTGCATTCTGAAAGCCGTAGCGCGCATGGGCAGTGACGAGATCACTACCGGACTGGCGTACAAGTGGTACAACCAGGTCAACGGTGCGTGGAGCGTGCTGAGCGGAAAGACCACACAGACATTGACCGTCACCAACGATATGGTTGACACGACAGGTGTGTTCAAGGCGGAGGTGTACCAGGGCGGCAAGCTCATCGGTCAGGACACGCAGTCCGTAATGGATGCGTCCGATCCGTTTGATTTGATCCTGAATCCCACGCCCGAGGACGAGACCATCCGGGAAAGTGGTGACACGGTGGTCTATAAGCCCATTCTGGTCAAGCGTGGAAGTACCACCAAGTACAAGGACATGACTTTCTATTTCGTGTTCATGGACAGTGCAGGAGTAGTCCTTAACCCGTCTACTTCCGGTACAGCAGCCACTTCCGGCACGTGTACTTGGGACATGTGCCAGCAGGCAGGAGGCAACGTGGCATGGACCATCACAACCAAGGAATAAGGAGGTGATATGCCGTTGGTGACTAGAACCGGACAGGTCAGTTTTGCTCCAAAAGGTGACAAGGGAGATAAGGGGGCGCGCATGCGTATGCGTGTATGGGAGGCGTCTGTGTCTTACCTGGAGGGCAAGCAAGGGCAGCAGTTTTACGACATTGTACTTTATGACAACCTGCTGTACCTGTGCATCCGTTCGCATACGTCGGTATCGACGGAAACCCCCAAACAGAATGTGGCTTCGGGAAAAATAAAATACTGGGAGGTAGCACAGAGCTGGACTTTTATCGCCACCAAGCTGTTGCTGACCGAGAAGATCAAGGCGTCCATGATTGATGCGGACGGTATCAGGGCGGTCAATGTGGATATCAGCGGAAAAATCACGGCGGATAGCGGACGTATCGGTCCGTTTTCCATAGATTCCGGTATGTTGTCCTCAAAAACTCTTTATGAGGGGACGGATTCCCATGTCGGTTTCAACCTATCCGCCGGACAGATAGAGTTTTATAACGAAAGGACATTTGCACGTGTAAAAATCGGAGGGAACACGAAATTTGTCACAATCGAAGGGATATCGTATGATGCCGGAATTGACATACAGAGTCCGAATGCCATGATCGGGATGCACATCAAGACCCTGAGCATTCCTCTGTTCGTGGAGGGGGGTAACATTTTCCTTCATCCGAACAATGACAGTTATGTGTCTCTTCATGGCATAGTGGGGAACTGGAGGAACATATCCGTCAGCACTTCCCTGAATAACAATGATGACAATGTGATGTTTATTAATACGGGTAATATAGAAGTGACACTTCCTCCGGATGTTCCGGGACATACCATATACTTCAAACGTATGAGCGGCGGGGTAAGACTGACAGGCGGGCGCATCCTGCCTGCCCCCGGAGGAAAAGAGATGTCCTCCATTGATCTGGATTATGCGTCCGGATTCGTTAAATGTATGGGCAATTATTGGGTTATGTTTTATTGCGGATAACAGTATTTAATTAAGAATATTATGAAAGTTGATTTTACAAAATTTCCCCTGTTCACGGGGATAGACAGACAGGATATGGTGATAGCGGATATCCGTAAGGATATTGCTGACGGCATTTACAGGAACGTGCCCGGTCTTCCGGCGCACGTGCTTGCGGAGAAGATCTATCGGAACGAGCTTGTGGAGCTTGCCGATGACGAGATTCATATACTTGACCTCTACACTTCCGCTTCGGTGGGGCAGCTCGCCGACTCATGGCAGGATTATAAGAAAAACAATTTGGAAACTGGTAAATAAAAAATATTATGGAAAAGATGGAATTAAGTGAGGCGTTGAAAGCCAATGCCTCAGTACTGGAAGGACTGTTAGGGATAAATGATACGTGGTACAAAAGGAGATTTGGTGAAATTACTGATTTTA